AGTGTGTGGTATTCGAAGAAGTCTTCGCCTTCGATATTCCAGTGATAGCCATGTGACTTAAACTTGAGGACAACATTGTTTGCCAACAGTACTTTGAGTGAATTAATTAGTTCTTCCATGCTTATATTATAGCATAATATTTGGGTAGTTTTTAGTCATACCCAGGACTTTTGACTAATAATACTTTTAAGATTACTTAGGTGTATTCTTAGGTGTTGTTTTCTTGACTGGTGGCTTACTAACAGGTGGTTTTGTTGCCTTATTAGTTTCTGCAAATAGTTTTTCTACTTGAGCAATGCCATCGAGTACTGGCTTAGTGTCTGCATTCTTTGCATTAGCAAGAGCAGCAGATACCACGTCAGCACTAGGAACTAGACCGAAAGCCTTGTCCTTTGGATTAAGTGCTCGTGTCGCAACTGGAACCAAAGCGGCAACTAGCGATAGTGCCAACTTGCCTGGGTCAGTTACTCCAGATAGATATAGAGCGATTGCAGCACCTAGCACAGAGCGTAGGTATGAGGCAAGTAGTGCCTTTAGTTGTGTTGTGTTCATTTATTTCTCCTTGTTTTAAATGCCTAGTTATTAGGCGTTTCTGTATTCTTTGGCAATAAATCTTTTAGTTGATTATATGCTAAAGAAATTTGTTTAATTTTATCTGAATATACTCCACCGTCAGTGACAGTTCCATAGGTTTCGTTCCAAGCAATGATTTCTGATATTTCAGAATCGAACTTTGACAAAACTTCCTGAACCTCTTCGATATACTCAAATGCCCAATCACGAGATTGAGAGATAAATTTGATAAATCCATCTGTATCCATTAATTCACGAGAATTTAACTCTTTAGAAACTTCTTCTAGCCTTGTGCCAAGAAGATGTTTATCCATCTCACTTTGAATATACAAAGCAATAATTTTTTTCTTTTTAAAATTGCTTGTAATCAAAAGATAAATAAACAATAAAGATGAAGTTAGATAGAGTGTAAGAGATATCAAATCAAATAGTGGCATCTTATTCTTCCAATGCTTTTCTAACTACATAAACTCTGGCATCGAAGTCTTCTAGAGTTCTCTTTACTTTATTTATGTAATCAATGATTTCTTGTTTTCTTTCTTCATTCAAATCAAGTAGTTCTTTTGGGTCTACCTGAAGAGTAATGAAGTCTGGATTTTCCAAAATCACCAAACCAAAATTCTTTGGTGGCACAATCGCTTTAAATGCGGTTGACATTTCTGGTGTATACATCAGTATTCCTTATCTATTGTTAAACTTTGCCAGACTGTTGACCAGTCATCTTTTGTTTTATGGTTATTAAATTCTCTAGATATCTTACCTTTGTCTAGATAGATACCGCCCCAAACTCCATATTGTTTTTGGGATACTCCAACAGCAAAACAAATTCTGGCTACTGGACAGATAGAGCATAATGAATCGATATCTTTTCTTACTTCAACATCTTCTTCATATTTGTCAAAAAATAACTCTACATCATCGCCTTGACAGATTGCTTTTTCTTGCCATTTTTTATCATCGCTTGGCATTCTTTTTCACCAATTTGTCGGGAATATCCCAACCCTTTTCGGAAAGTTCAATGTTTGTGGTTTCATACCACTTGCCATTGATAAATTTAGCATTAATCTGCATATCTGCTAATGGAGATGCTTTTAACTGAATGACATTCCAGCCATCCCATGCAAGTGCCTTATTGTTTTCTACAATGGTTTGCATTTGTTCTAGTGATTTAATTAACATAGTCACTCCTTGTATAAATTACTTTTTTAATTTCTGTTTCCTCAATGACAATTGCACATCGGTCACATGGTTTGCTGTATCGGTCTTTGCCATGGACATTTACCCTGGCAACGTAAAGGACAGCACCCTTTACATTCCATCCTGCATCTCGGATAGCCTCAATTTCAGCATGAACTGAACAATGAGTTTTAATGTGCTCTGGTGAAACAACGTCAGGGCGGTTGCGGTCTTTGTTAAACCCAGTGCCAATGACACTACCACTCTTAACGATTACTGCTCCGTGCTTGTGTCTTGAATCTGATTTAGATGCAAGATACCTAGCAACAGAGAGAAATGATTGTTCTTTTTTACTTAGCATTAGAAACGATATACCCCAACCTGAATATCTTTGGCTTCTGCCAAATCTACTAGGTCAGACACTGGTTCTTTAGGTTTGCTAAAGTAAGCAAAATAAGTTAGATTGTGAATGTTTGTTTTAATCCAACTTGGTGGAACTTTAATAAGTTTAATCTTAATGCCACGAGCCTTTAGGCTACGTTCAGAAATGTTTGTAAATTCCATAGCAAAATTATTAATGTTTGCAGGACCAGCAGAGGAAATAAGAATCTCTGTATCATCCTTTGGTAGACTGGCTAGAGCCACGCCCATTGCTCTCAAGAATACATTGTAGTCATTGAAAGTTTTAGTTCCTTGAATTGCGATTATCATTTTCATCTCCTTCTGTTAATCTGTCAACAATAAAACTTATCTTATCTAATTCTAACTTATCAAGGGCATGTGTGTCAACCCTTTTTTTAGTATTTTCATCAATTTCATTATTTTTTAATTTTGCTGTAACTAAAAAACCATTTTCAATCCAATAGGCTGTATCCCTTATAAAAAATACCTTGATAGAATTTTTCTTGGAATAAATTTTTGATTGAGTTTTTGGTTCTGGTTTTGGTTTTATTAATTCACTAATATAACTTTTAACCAATACAAGTTTTCTACTTTGTGTCAAAGTTGGAATTGGTAATTTTCTATTACTAATTTTTTTAAGATTGAGATTAAATATAAATAATGAAAGAAGAGTTACCAGAGAGCCTAAAAAATATTCCACTGGATTTAACCAACATCTTCCTTTAATTTATTTTCTATTAGTTTGGCACGTTCATCAATAGTATTGAATGAAAACTCTTTTAGTTTTTCTTCGTTGGCATGGTAGTGATGTCCACAAAAATCTAATGAACCAGTTACTCCAGTTACACGGACATATGCTTGTGCACCACAATAATCACATCGGTCTGCGGCTGTAAGTTCCCATTGTGTTGTTTCTGTCATAATTTCTGTTGTCATTATTTATCCTTTGAATAGAATCCACTACCGTTAAAAATTACGGTACCTAATGAGTATACACGAACTAGGTCAGAATTGCAAGTATCGCATTTGTATCCTGGGTCTGGGTCATTCATTGCACGTTGAATATCGATATTTACTTCACATTCTGTGCATTTATATTGATAAGTTGCCATGTCAATCCTTAAGTAAAAGTGTGTGACAACCAAATAAATGATTGCCACAACACTAATTAATTACTTTGCCTTTGCCGCAGTCTTTGCTGGTGCTACAGGAACTTCTCCATGAGCATCTGCTAGAGTATGCAATACAGGTGCATCTACAGGTGGAACGTTCTCTGGAGCAGATGTTGCTGAGTGAACTTCACGCTGTGCAGGGTGTACTGTTGGAACAACAGATACTGGCTCTGCAAAGTTTACAAGACGTGCGAAACCTGCAACCCACTTCAATGAAACGGTATTCAGAGTAACGATACCTGGAATAACTTTACCAGTATCAGCAGATACATAGGTAACAGTATTCTTCTTAATATCAACAGAGATAACCATACCAATGTGGTCAGTTTCTTTGTTCTTGCCAATCCACTTGCCAGTCTCCCAGTCAAATAGGACAGCATCGCCTGGAAGAACCTTCTTAATGTCTAGATTCCAAACCTTGTTGGCGATTGCCAAATTCTTAACAGCGGTACACGAAACCTGAATAGGGCGTAGACCTGAAATGTAAGAAAAGCCAAGTGCACAGTCATAGAATCCCTTAACACGGTTAGGGAATCCTGGAGTTGTACCATTTAGCCATGGAAGTTCCTCACGCTTTTTGCCGAGAAATCCCTTGAAATGTGCGATTGCTTGTTGAGCAGTCAGTTTTGAATTTTGAATAGTCATACTATCCTCCTTATATTTTAATTATATCACTATAATCGAGCCACCTAACAGAATCGAACTGTTGACATCCATATTACAAGTATGGCACTCTACCTACTGAGTTAAGGTGGCTAAGCGTCTCTGATGGGACTTGAACCCACGACTTCCACCGTGACAGGGTGGCACTCTAACCAACTGAGTTACAGAAACATGAGAGCGTGTAGGGAGAATCGAACTCCCACCGTCTGCTTGGAAGGCAGAGGCACTACCATTATGCAACACACGCATTGCTCCTTATTCAGTTATACTTTTAGTTTAACAACAGGCATACAAGGGTCTCCGCCCTCTTCCCATTGCAGTTCTTCTTCTGCAGACATGTAAGGGTCTCCATCGTGAGTATTACAGAATGGTTCTGTAATCCAACCTTTATCAATGCCAATTTGAAGCCATTCCCAGACTTCACTCAAATTTTCTTCACTCATGTGAAAACCCCTTTCAGGTCTATATATAGTATACAGGTTCTGAAAGGGGTTGTCAAGTTATTTCTGTGCAGGAATATTGTCAACAAATGCTTGGTTAACTTCGTCTTCAGTCAGTTCTCCATCATTTAGATAACCACGAGCAAGGTCTTCAACAACGTTTGCTACGCCCATGATACCAGCAAGCAAAGCAGCCTGTACCACGTTGATTCCAATTGCAGCACCTGCACCCACAGTAGCCAAAGCGGTTACTAGGAACAATGCAAGGATTCTTTTAGCAATCTTTAAATAATTCATTAATCTTCCTCCTTATCTTGTTTGGGGTTTCTTAATCTATAGGTCAATGCCCACAGCCCTAGACTTGCAATAATGCAATATCCCACGACTGTTTTAGCACTTCCTTCTAGAACTATCCATGCTACGAACATGCCAAGCAGTGTCCATATTTGATTAATTAAATCAACTAGAAAGTGTTTCATATGTCTGTTCTCCTTTTTGGTGAATTTTTAGCACTACCAGCAGAACTAGCGGCTCCTGCAGCCCCTGTAGCAGCCATTGTAGCGGCTGTGGTGGCTACTTGTGTAACAATGATGGCAGAAACTACTACCTTTTGTGCTTTTGCACGAACTGCTGGAGGCAAGTCAGCACCGATATTACCTAGTGCATTAAATGCATCAGATAATCCCTGGAAGGCTGCCCCCAATAAAGGAATGTTTCCAACAGGGTTATTGTCAGGAAACTCCTTTGGGGCAATTATTTTGGGACTGGTACAAACATACCTCTAGGCATATACGCTCCATCCGCAAGAACGTGAACATTCGCTCTTTTATTTACACGCATAGATTGTGCTGATGGTAGTGGAATAGCCTGTAGGTCAGCCTGAGCCTTTT